CTATACTCATTATCTTCTTCCGTCCGGTTGTATATCTAATCGAAACGTGCCAAGTTTCCAATCCTGACTAGTTCCTGTGTTTTCTATTTTTAAAGCTATAGCTCTTGCTCTAGCTCTAGTATCTACCTTACTAGTTGATGATGTGATTGTAAAGGGACCAAGCGATGAGCTTGCTGCTGCATCATTTGAAAAATCTCTAAGGTTTAATGTAACTCTAGTATCCCCTGTTTGTGATATAAAATCAGGCACAAATCTTCTTATCTTCATTAAATATTCACCATCTCCTCTAAGATCTGCTGTGCCTACTGTAGATCCTCTTGCAACTCTTTGTGTAATATCAAAATCACCTGACAATATATTAGCTGTAATAGCTGTTGTTACACCAGCTTTAATTTGATCAGTTCCTGTTTCGTGTTCATAGTATGTTGAAACACCATCTGTATTACCTTGTACATAAGTTGCTGACGTAGCTCCTTCAACACCATCAGCATCATATTCTAATGCGTGAGGTTTACCAAATACAGCAGAGTCTTGCCACGCGGTTCTAGCTAAAGTTCCAACTGTCCACACAGGTCGTGCAACTTCAGAATCAAAATAGTTATAACAGACCATTCTATTTACGACTGATGAATTAGTTGTTGGATAGAACCACATAATTTCACCAAACAAGTTATTTAATCCAGCTGTAATCATTTGATTACCAGAGTTTAAATTTATATCATCATAAACATAGTCTTCTACTAAACAAGGTAATGATTCTAAATTACCAGCGTATTTAAAAAATCCATTTTCAGATAACCAGTAAGCAGCTCCGTCTACTTCAACTACTGCATTCTTACCAGCTAATCCACAGTTAGTTCCAGCTTGTTCAAAGGCAAAGGTAAAAGGTTGACCAACAAAACGCATTAAGAATAATGCTGTGTCTGTATATACATAGATTGCATTTCGTCCTCTGATAGCTCCCATAATTTGAGATCCATCAGCTAGTCTTTGTGTACCAGCATCATTGGTTGCTGTAGGGGTATATGTATTAATATCCTCAACAGAAGAAAATCTTACAAACATATTATCTTGCGTAGACTTTGTACCAATTGTAGTTTCTGTTCCAAAGAACACTAAGTGTCTATCCGGTGTCGATACTAGCATATGTCTTGATGCTGTAGGAGCACCTGAAATAATAGTTGCTCTTGTAGATGTTGCATCTGTTGCTGCAGAGTTCCATTCAAATACTTCACCATCACATATTAAACAAATAGCTTTGTCACCAAAATTATCTAGCGACCAGAATCCAGGTTCTACAATTAAGTCACCTGAAGCTGCTTCACCCCACGCTATAAAATTAGATGAACTTGTTACTGTTGCACCGCCTGAATGTGAGGCTGCTGTTGTGTTTCTGACTGCTCTTGTTACACCCGATAAACTGTTACCTGATATACCTGTGTATGAAATTTCTTCCGATCCTATTTGTATAAAGTTTGTACCTGAAGATGGAAACTGTGATGCGTCTGTTAATGTAATACTTGTTGTACTTGAGTTAATACCAGAGGCAAGTGTTGTTGAAGTTGCTCCAACTTCTTCTCCACCCCAAGACCCAAGAGACCAACCAAAACCTTGTGCCTGTACATCAGGACCTATGTGATAATAAAGTCTAACTCTGATACCACCTGATTGTGTTGCTCCAGATCCTGACTCAGCAGAAGGCATTGTTATAGTAATGGTATTAGAAGAAGGGACCGTTGTGGCCATAAATCTTATGTCGTCAAAATCAGAAGCACTGAAGTTAGAATTAGTAATCGATGTAAAATTATCTAGTAAAACTATATCACCTGCTTGAATACCGTGATCACCAGAAAAATTTATAGTAACGGTTGCTGATCCGTTAGTTGTGCTAAATGCATTTGTAAGTGTTGTCGTAGTTTTAATCGGATGAATATCATAGAATACACCACCTGAGTAAGCGTATAAAACTCTGTTAGTTCCTATAATAGAATATTTTTGACCAGCACTATTTGTGAACTGATGTAAACCTCTAGCAGCTCCAGTTACATTATCTGCACCTAGCTGCTTCCAACCCCCTATCTTTTCAGGAGTCTTATATCTAAAACGAACATTATCGCAGTCTATCCACTGTGCTTCACCACCAGTAGCAGTTACTTGCTTATTAATACCCGGTAAAAAGTTAACCTTCTGTAACATAGATCTCCAGATTATATTAGATTGCGTCGATATTCAACGTTATTTGACTATTCCTAGCATAGGTCTTTTATCATACAAATTGGACTTTGCAAACCTTCCATCTGCGTGATTATAATGTAAGAATACTTGACCACATAATTGCCCTTGAAAAGGCTCTCTCCAGTGCTCTAACTCACAGCCAGAATAGATAAGCATATCACCAGGTTTTAAATTGACTTCTATACCTTTGGGTGCACCAGGTTTATGTATATTTTTATGCTCATCTATAACATAGTCTCCTCCTGTGGGATCTAAATAAATAGGCCAAGGATCTCCACCTAAACATAGTGTGGTTGATATCTCACAACTAGGTCTATCTTTGTGTCTTTTAAGAATATTACCGTTTCTATAGAGTCTTGTGTATGAATACGTTGGCACTAATTTAAGTCCTGTTTTCTTCTGCATTACAGCTATAGTTTTAATTAGTAATGTTTCCATTAACCTATCACCATATTTAGCGTAAGAGTTTGGAACTTGTGTATCGTTAAAATTACCAATAAGCTTATTACCTGAATGTGTTACACCATTGTTTAACATCCAATGGTCTGCTTCAGCAGATATTTGTAAATATCTATAAGCTATGTCTGCTACTTCTTTAGATATAGCACCACGTATAACTTGATATTTATTTTTCTTAAAACTCATATTTGTATAAAATTATAAGATACAGATATTCTCCAGTTCTTTTCACCTTTGTCTGTATTTAAATTTATATCAACACCGTGTGGAAGCCAAGATGGAAAAAAGATCATACGTCCTTCTACAGGTGTGTAAGCACATACTCTCCATAATTGTTCTGGTAGATTCTCTACTCTTCTAGGCATATGTGTATTCGGTCCTGGTCTAGGATCTTCTAAAAATAATTTGCCTGAGTCCTTGGGTACTTTAATATAATATACACCTGACCACATAGAGTTAGGATGTGTATGTGTTTTATTATAACTGTATGTAGGATTAACGTTAGCCCACATATTACCTAGTCCTAATTTACCTTCAATACCAAAATCTTTATTACACTCATAAGCCATTTTAAATAATTCATCTATGAGTGGTTGATATTCTTTTCGCTTATCCATATCTGTTTTGCTGTGCCAACCAAAACCAGAGTTAGTTTTGTGTTCTCCTTTAGGATCTGCCTTTTGCCATTTCTTTATTTCTTTAAATAAATATTTATTAAGTTCTTTAGCGTTAGGTAGATCTTTAAAATAAACAGCAGTTGGAAATAATATTTTTCTTTGTAGTTGACTCATTTAAATGGTGGTCCTCCAAACCACATAACTAATGATTTTCTAACCCCCTTTTTAACTGGAGCTACCTTGTGTCTTAAAAATGATCCAAAGAATATAGCTTGTCCTTGTTTCAAGGGCAGCGGTTTGTTATCACCCATCTCTGAAAATAAAAGATCTCCACCAGTAAACTCTGATGGATCTGATAACAATAATGTCATAGATATCTTACGTATTGGATTCTGGCCCTCTTGACCAAAAGCATTTAAATCCATATGCCAATCATAAAAACCTTTTTTAGGATATACGGTAAACTGTGCAGGTTCTGTTAATCTCATACCATCAAAACCGAAGTGATTTAAATTTACAATAGAGAGTTGATTCTCAATAACTTTATACATCTGTGGTAATTTATCAAAAGGTATCCAAGATATAGTTGTAACTCTTTTTTTAGTATCATGCTTACCGGATTCACCTCCACCAACTTTTGCTTCTTCAGGTTTACATTGATGACCAGCATCAATAATCATCTTACATTGTTCGGGTGTAAAAATAGGTTGTGTAGTTGTGGCAACATAAGATTGCCATCGTGGCATTCTAGGTATCATTCGTTTTGTCCTGATCCAGTTCTTGAAGCTACAGGATTGTAATCAACATCTACATTACAAACTAGTGTTCTTCTTTTTTCTTTTGTTCCGTTAAATGGATAAACGCAGTGTCTCATATCATAAGGAAAAACATAGAAGTCTCCTATCTTCATATTCGGTGAGTAATCTGTTTTAGAAAACTGACCGTTAGCTGCACCAATAATCTGTAGTCTACCATTCATAGGTTTCTCTTCGGCAGAGTATTCAACACCTGTCTCTTTAGGTAATTTTAAAATCATCACAGAGGATAAACCTGTATAGAGTTTACCTTGATGTATGTGCACAGGATTATATTCGTGTGCTTTCATTTCATTGACCCAAACAGAATTTATATTCTTTTGTGTTGGACCTATCTTGTTCCAATCTGTGTAGTGGTCAAAGACGCTATGAAACCATTTCAATATATCTTGTGGTAAAAAACAATGCTGATGCATCTTGTCGTTGTTAGGACCTGAGTAATATAAAGATACTTCATCTTCTATTTTACCGACTAACTGTTTGTTTGCTGAAGGTAATTGTTTTTTTTGTCTTTCGTAGATTTCGTTAAGACCTACGAATACTTCCAGGGGGACCTGGTATTTTAAGACCGTCTGACCTAAATAAACGAAATCGAACTTCATTTTAATTTCTTAGTTTTCTTAGCGTCTAAAGATAAAGTGTTTTCTCTCAAACCTTTTTCTAAAGCTTCTAGTTGTCCTAATACATTAAACACTTCAGGTTGTGATGTACCAGGCGTTATAGTCTCTTTCTGTCTTTGTAATCTTAATAGATATGATTTAGCTTGGTGCGTGTTCACATCTCTCTTATCAAAGTTACCATCATCAAACTCTTTCTTAAGTTTAGACCAAGAAGCAACTTCTCTCATTCTATGTTTAGCAACAAGTTCCATTTGTGCTTTACCATATAATTTTTCTTCTAACTCTACTTGCTTAAGTTCTTTTTCTAAGGGGTCTTTTTCTTTTCTAATATCTCTTTGTAGTTTTTTAATCTCAACTTCATTCTTCCT